GGCAAGCGCCGTGTTTGCCTGTTCCGCTGCCGTCTTTAAGGTTGCCAGTTTTTCCTTTGTTTCGCCAACAGCCTCTGAAAGCAGCTTATGTTTCTGTGCTATCAGCTCTGTGTTGCCCGGATCCAGTTTCAGCAGTTTATTTACATCCTTCAGCTGTGATTGGGTGGATTTTATCTGCCCGTTCACACCCTTAAGTGCATTCTGCAGTTTGGTTGTATCACCACCGATTTCTACGGTAATTCCCTGAATACGGCTTGCCATGAATTCTCACCTCCTCCTAAAAATAGGCATAATAAAAGCACCGACATTTCTGCCGATGCGTATCTTCCTGTTTCTTCAATAATATATCTATTCCATATTATCTAATTTTTCTATGCAGTCCTCTATATTCTGTGCCATCATCAGAAAAGCAAATTCCTGATACCTGATCATCTCATGCTCGTCTGCCAGCCCAACAAGAACCGCCTCTATGCCTTTCAACACCTCTATGATATCTTCCAGTTCTCTTTTCACCTATCTCGCCTCCTACACATCCATTATAAGATAACTTACTATGGATGAATAACTGCGATCTGCAAATAACTGTGGCATTTTGCAAAATAAAAAAGTTCGTTAGATATTAAAAATTATCGAAATCTTCCTGTGTTGCAACTTCTGGATACTTGTAATCATCATTACTGCTCTCGGCATACATATCGTTAACCATACCTATTGTCAGAAGGTCAAGGTCTCGGATAGACAACCCTATCTGCACACATCTTAGAAGAAATAAGGGTGTTGTCATCTGGCGCTCTGTCGGGCGAAGTTTTTTTTAGCCTCGACATCCGTTTTTACATTCAACCCCCATAACTCAATAAGCTGTGGAAGAATCTGATAAATAGAAAATGTATTAAACTCATCAAGCCATTCTTCTGGTGTATCGGGAATGCCCGGGTCTGCGTGTTTTGCCATAACATATGCAATATTCTCAAACATCTCAAGTGAAAACATATCCAGGCTTGAACTCTCCTCTTTATCTTTTCCTACAGCCTTCTCCAAGGCACTCAGGTCTTTATAAATATCCCTTCCAAACTTAATACGATAAATTCGTGGGATTGCAGCAGATGCCTTGAATGGCACCTGCTTTCCATCAATTTCAAGATCTTTTATAAGGCTCATGATACGACCTCCTTAGAACTGTTCTTTGCTGATGATACCTTTGCACTGTCGGACTGGCCAGATGCATCAGATACTGCTTTCGGAAGATATACTGTTTTATACCAGCCATCATAAGCAGCCGCTGAAGTGCTGTCAGATGTTCGTGCCTTTACATAGCCCCCATCAAGAGGTGATGCCGTAATCGACAGGGTTTCTGTCTTAACTTCGATTTCATCTTCCTTTGTTGCAGATTCGATGGTTGGTCTTGCTGCCGTACAGTTATAAAGCACATGACGGATTTTATTGATGTCACCATCAAATTCAAATAACAGTGCAAATTTGCCTGTTTCCACGGTTGCATCCTCAACAAGCACATTAT